GTTCCGACAATGGCTTTGTGGCCGTAATCGTTAGCTTCGACACTTTCGGAGGTTCCCATCCCTGCAACTCTGCAAGTTGCTTGATGGCAGCTTTCGGATCGTGAAGCTTGATTGATATTCCACGCTTACCCGCCGTGAGCTCTGAGATTGCTGATAACGAGCCAGCGCTCTGCAATGCTGAATCTTTAAACTTCCAGCCAGCCTGAATGATTGGCTTTCCGTTATCGTCTGTACCTAGCTCTACCTCGCTAAATTCAACCATCTCATGCAAAGATGCCCTTCCCATCACTGAAAGCCGTTCAAGGGCTTCCTGTCGCGTCATAACAGCGTTTGTGATGGCTTCCCTGTTCATCTCGTCGATAAATGCTTTTACCTTAGGATTGGTTAGGATTTCACTCGCACACGCACTGGCGGTTTCATCCTTCCTGGCCTTACCACCGGCTTGTTTGTAAGCATCAATTTGGCTAAGCCCCTTCACGATGCCTAACGCAAACTTCTGCTGTAGTTTTGTCAGATCATCGAATAGGGCTTTCTGGTATTCAGTTAGCTCCATGTCGATTCCTTGTGGTTGTCATTATCGAAGCCCCTCGCAAGGAGCTTCTGTAATGCCGCTATTTGCCGACGCAATTCTGCGTTGGCTACCCTGCTTTCGCTTCCATCAGCGTGATCATGTCAGGGTCCATCTGGCTGACGATCCGCTCACGAGCGCAATTCAGAAGCTTCTTACGACCACCGACTCCCCACTTATTCATTGCCCGGGCGCAGTCGCTCACTTCTTTGGTCTCATTGGCGATCAGCAGGTCGAGGCGATTGAGCCGGTTCATATTGCTAAGCCCATTAAGCACAGCCTCGCGGAATGTTTCATAAACGCGGATTTCAAATTCAGGCCTAATCCATGCCGCATAGCGAATAGCTAACAACTCGGCAGCCCAGACGCCTTGGTTAACACCACCATTCACAATGTTAAGTGATTGATTTTCTTCCAGACGACATTTTTGTCCTCTGGAATCCAGTGCAGAAACAAAGCGCTTTACCGCCGCACTTCGTATGAATTTATTCGGCCTCTGTGATTCTGTCGCCTCACCATTGGCAACGGCTGCCGCATGCAGATCGTTCAGGTTATATCTCCCTGCGGAGTCAACCCGGACAGAAATGCCGTAGACATTCACGGTTTGTTTTGTCATGTCGGTAATTACCTTTTAGTGATGAACCTTGTCTCACAGGAAATCCGGCCCTCAGAGGCTCCGACAGCCAGCCGGCATCCTCAAGGGTCATCCTGAAAGGTTCTGAGTGGTGAAGTGCGCGTGAGATGCGCGGTGAAATTCGGATACAAAAAAGCCCCGCGGATGCGAGGCTGTTATTTGAGGCACTGCTCTTTGATGTAGTCCTGCATGCCGCGAATCATTTTGTTAACGGTTTCGATTCCGTCCCGGTGATCGAAATAATTCCGTCGAGCGTCTGGAGTAAGTTCGGGGGCTCCTGCATCATCCACGCCGGTGGCGGAGGTGGCTTTGGACATTCCAGGGCAGGTTGCGGCGATGCGCAGCCGTTTAGCGCCAGAATCGACATCCCGACGCAAATCGTTAATGGTTTTTTTCGCATCGGACAATTCCTTCGTGTATTTGGCATCCAGCGCAGCGACATCACGCTGGCGGGTCTGCATGTCTTTGATGGTGTCGTTAGCCAGGCGGAGACTTTTGGTGGCTTTGTCGCGCTGGTCTTTATAGGTGATGGCGTTGTCGCGGTAGTGGTTAACGAAGAACGCCAGCACGCCGATTACCGACACCACAATCAGTTGCAGCCAGCAACGCTTAACCAGCGCGCCAATCATGATAGGAACAGAGCCCGCTCTGCCTCCCGCCGACGTGTCAGCCCGTTCAGGACCTTACCACCCGCTTTATTCCAGCGCAGGAACTCATCGGCAGCACCAGCGTAATCACCGGCGTTGAGTTTTCGCAGGAGAGTCGATGTCGACAGTGACCGGGCGCCGAGGTTATACGTAAACGACACCAGGGCGTCGAATTGCTCTTGAGTCAGGCCGACTTTAACCAGTCGTGACACGTCGCCTTCATAGCTGACCAGTCCAGTTTTCAGCAGGCGTTCTGCCGTTTCCTGCTTGATAGTCATCCCGGCGCGGATTGGTTTGCCGTCGACGGGCTGAGTCCAGCCATAACCGATCGTCCAGACTCCGACGCTGTCCTGGTAGGCGGTGAGCTTGCAGCCCTCAAACTCTTTTATCAGGGCAATGCCTTTATCACTGGTTTGCATTCTTCATCCCCGTCAGGCGCTCCCAGAAGTACGTCAGTGCTACGGAGCCCATCGCCCCGCTAATGCCAGACGTAACCAGAATCATGTAAAGACTTAGCCCACTTTCAACGCTGATCAGGCCACCAATGAGCCCGGTAAAGCCGGACACTGCAATTTGCGCCAGCGCGTTGATCCAGCTCCAGGTAGCTTTGTTCTGCTTAACGTCAATAAGGTATCTGACCAGACCGCCCCAGCATGACAGAGCAAGGACTATCAGCCATGACACTCCGGCAATGCTTTCTTTATCTTGCATACGTTTAGCCATATCACCTCCGAAAGAACGGGGTGCTGTTTGTGTAGTGGGGAAAGGCCGTCAGACACGATAGCTACGTGGCATCTGGAATTGATTGTCTGCGGCCTGGAATAAAAAACCTGGCGACAAGCCAGGAAGATGAGGGTAAGGCAATGTCGGCTCTCTGGCCGAAGGGTCCCAGGTAGTGGGTTCTGTGTGCGGCGTACCGCAAATAAAAAAGCCCCGCACGATGGCGAGGCTTGGCATTCATTCATGTCACACACAACAACGGCAACATATACGATTTATTCTGCTCATTTGTTCATTGAAAAGCAAGCGCGTTATGAGGCTTTTTTGCAATTTTCCTCACATTTTCGCGATTGTTAAACGCATTTTGCAGCGGTTGGTACAAACAGAACAGTGAGGCATTGATGATTTGCTTCACCTCTCTACGGATTGTCGAGATGCTTGGGTGTTTATACTGATTGCCGCCACGCGTCTTCATCAGGCGAGGCTTACTTACTGCATGCTGCCATGATGCAATTCGGATCTCGCTGGAGTTGCAGACGTAGTAGGCGAAGATAACCCGCCAGGCATTTTCATCCACATTCTTCAGGTAGTGGCGAATGACAGCATCAATGAGCATCCCGTCATCATCACTACATACCTGCCGTGATGCTTGCTGGGGCTCGACGGTAGCCATGAATCTGGCAATCATGTTGATCATCGCTTTATCAATCTTGCCGGTCTGGCACCATGCGCCCCACAACTGGAGCCACTGGTCTACCCATTGATGCTGGTCGTTGGTTAATTCCAGTTTCATTATGCGGCTTCCTTCTGTGGCTGGTTGGTTTTGGTCTGGCTGTGCTTTGCTACTGGCGGCATGCTGGCGCGCTTAACGCTTTCTGCCTGGTAACGAAGGAAGTCGGTATGGTTCATGCGGCCTCCTGTCGGCGGGCCCGGCGTTTTTCCAGCGCGCGGGCTTTACGGGTGAAGATGGATTTGATGCGCTGCAGGTAAGGGATATCGAACCGGCGCGGCTCGTTATCAGATTCAAGGCGCTCTACACGCTCCAGACCAATACGCTCAATCAGCCGAATTCGATACTCGACGGCATTACCGCTCAGTTGACGGTTGCACCGGGTGCAGGCTGAGTGAACGTTAAACACGTTGAATTTGAGGTGTGAGGCAGCGCCACGTGAACGGTAATGGCTGGCGTCAATGGCGCTGCCAGTCAGGTAATTGCTTTTGCCGATGAGTGGATTGCCGCAGCTGACGCATTCTTTCCCCTCGTCACGGATCCGGATGTAGCGGTTGAAGGCCGATTGGGCCTCTTTATCCCACTGGGATTTAGTCTTGAATGACTCGCGCTTGGCCTTGCGCCGCTGACGCCCAGCCTTCTCTTCGGTGCGCTGACGCTGCGCTTCCTTCTGCTTGGCGGCTTCACGGGCTTTTGCCGTCTGTTCTTTGCCAATCGCGCTGGCGCACTCGAATGAGCAGACCACCTGCCCGTCGCGGACCGGGTGGAACCACTGGCGACAGGATTTATGGGCGCACTTGCGGCGGGCTGGCTTCATAATCCAACCTCCAACCAGTGTTTTGCTAATCGATACGCAAGAGACGCTCTTTCAGGATTATCAAATGTGCCCAGGTGTTTTGATCTGCCATCAATCTTTATTCCTGCACACCAGCGGCTCATATCTTTGTGGTAAAAAACTCCGACAAACCCAGAGGTGTTATTTGTACAATTCCCTTTGTTCGATCTGGCTGATACGTCACGAAGATTTTCAATGCGGTTGTCATTTCTTATATGATTTATGTGGTCAACCTCCTTGCTTGGCCACACACCATGGATGTAGAACCACGCCAGCCTATGTTCCGGATACCATTTGTTATTAATGCGTATCTTTCTGTATCCACCACCATTAATTCCGCCAGCGCGCTGCCCAGCCTTCACTGTCGCTCTGTTGACCTTCCAGGTAAAAACTCCAGTTTCAGGGTCATAGTGGAGGATGTTTTTAAGGTCATGCAGCTTAATCATTTGAACGCCCTCCGTGCCGCGAGACGCAGCCATTTCTGATCCACCAGGCGGGCGGTGTAGCCTTTCAGTGTCGGGATGTCTGACGGCTTAACCACTGGCTTACGCTGGCGGCATGCCGGAACGCGGAAGATTTCGTTGGCGATGACGCGGGAAAGTGGAGTAGACATCAGGCCTCCTGCTTATCGCGCAGCTGCTGGTACTCGCAGCTCTGCGGGATGGTCAGGTGGCAGCCGATATTCATCGCCCAGGCTTCGACTTTGCACAGAAAAATGTACATCTCGCCGGTTTCCAGTTCTGAAGTATGGCGGAGTGATTGAACCGTGGTTACCTCTCCGGAAACGACGTCTACCCGGTCCTTGCTTTCGTAGCCGAGATAGGTGTGCTTCATCGCGTCTTTGACCCACTCAGGCTTAGCGAAGGTCTTGCCGCGGGCGATGAGGTACTCGCTAATTTCCGTGTACCACATGTGGCTGAGCGCGTTCTGCGACAGGCTGCGCTTCTCGCGCCACGGCTTAACCTGAAGGCGGAAACATTGCCCTGCATCCAGCAATGGCTTAATCTGCTGGCCGATGGCCGCGAAGTTGCCGCGATGGAGTTTGATGCCGTCTACTGGCAGAGTCATACGGCCTCCTTAATGGAAACCGCAGAATGCAGAAAATCGCAGGTGCATTTCTGCATCTGTGACAAAGTGAGGAGTTCAGATTGTGGTCGCATTTAAGTCCCCTTAAATGCGCAGAAGTCACCGGAGTTGTTCAGGCTCCGATGACATGATTATGGACGGTTGATTCAACAAAATCAACGTAAGAGAAAGGCCTCCGGAGAGGCCAATGAGTTAGTCGTCCACGCGTTTAAAGCACAGCGGGCAAACATCATTTCCACCGTGCTCTTCGTATGCGCCTTTAACGGCATCAGTCATCTCTTTAAAATTTTCAAATGGATGACCACCATTGCTTTTTTTATAAGCTCCAGCTGCGTATTTATAGATGTTAGCCTCATCTACGCCTTCATCAACATAAGCGCCCTCATGATGGGGGCACTGCGTTAAAGCGCCAACCCTACCAAGCATCTCCAATGCCCAACACTCTTGTTTCATGCAAAGTTGATCGATACTCATAACGCCTCCTGTTGGTCTTACATCGCCAAATGAATGTACCACCAAGAAAGAGGAAATGAAGCTGTTAAATTGTAAAACATGTGTATATATCAATGAGTTAAAATAGTTTGCTATTTTTTCTTACAGCCTTTCTGCATCGAATGGGTTAGGCATCATGAGACACCACTGTTGGCGAACTTAATGGGCAGGCGATACCGATCGGGTGCTTACCATTGCAGATAAAGCACCGCATCTCGCTAAGCACCTGAGGATATGTATTGATCGTCTTCGGAGGATTGTCCTCGCTCAATGCATCACGGAACGCGACCGCAACAACCCTCCCGCCGAAAGCTTCCATATGGGCATGTACTGGCGGCTCCTTGCCGTCTTCGAACTCAATGACGAAAGTAAACTTGCCCATCACTTCACCTCCTGCTGCGGTGCTGCTGCTATCATCCGGCGATACACATCGTAGGTTCCGAATTGTTCATCACCAGCCTCAAGCATTTCATGGGTGGGTTCTTCTGGCACCAGCACCCAACCATCCGGAATCACCGGAGAGTCGCCGTCTTGCGCCGGAGCGATGTAGTTTTGCTCCGGACACCAATCGGATTGCGCTGGAGAGTTACCATTCTGAAGCATGGCTTCCTGAAAGCGTCCAAGCTCCACGTACTCCTGGCATGACCACCCGCCATCAATAAAATCGCGAGCTTCAACAGCGTCGAAAGTGAATGATGTTTCGCCGCCAGTTGGTGAGGTTAAGCCGTACAGGTCTGCTACCGGCTTAAATTGCGTGGCTGGTATGGTACCTTCATTGGTGAGGGTACCATCTGCACCCTGAAGCATGGCTGCGCGATAGGCGTTCCAGCCGACAGCTTTTCCGTGTTCAAACGAGCTGTCAAAGTCATCATCAATTTCCATCGCAGAGGGCACAGATACCGGCACTGGCGGGGCGGTGTATAACCGAGTGCCATCTTTGAAATTCTCCCAATCAGCCTGTCCATCAGCGGCTATGCACACCACCTTCGCATCCGGGTGGCATCCGCAATCGTCATACTCACCGAGGACAACCTCGCCAACAGCCTCCGCTTCGAGCGATGCCAGCGCAATCTTCATCGCCGCCAGAGACATCGCAGCATCTTCGTTTACGATGCCAGGCACAGCATCTCGCTCTTCTTCGAGCTCCGCGATGGTCTTCAGTAGCCATTCTTTGGTAAGAGTGTTCATGATGCCTCTCCTTTACCGACTGCGGCGCGGTCGATTATTTTTATGAACTCAGCAGCGCCAACATCACCAAGACCAGCGTACTCGCTGATGAACTTCCTCGCCGATGCGATGATTCCGCACTGGTCAGCAATCCGTTTCTCTGCGGCTTCAGCCCTGGCTTCCTGTCTATGCGCCTCCGTCCATCCAGCATTGGAATGTGCCGCCGTTGCTTTCAGATCGTCGATCTGCTTGTCTTTGGCTTCCAGCTCATCCAGCAGCGCCATCACAGTGGCGGGATTGGCTGAGGCGATGAATACACCATCAGGGCTTTCTGGTTTAATTACCGCCCCATACTCACCCCAAGATGATCCATCATCAATAATGCAATTGTGGGGATCTTGATTGCTCTGAGGAACCAGGAACGAGAAATAAGATCCAGTGTTAATCCATAGCCACGGGCCTGGTGTCGCCTTCTCCGCAACTTCACGCAGCGCCTGTTTATCGATGTTGCTCATTGGGCGGACTCCTGCTTCTGCTTGTTGTATACGGCCCAACTCAGAGAATCGAGCTTGTCACGGCCTGCTTTGTCGTACATGTGGATGCCGTCTTTGCAGGCGTGTTCGAGCTTCACCTGCTCCTCAAGCTGATTGAGTTCGTCGTATGACAGGGTGGCCAGCTTCAGGCGATTCCAGCCAAAGTTACGGATGCGTGTCATACCCCTACCCTCCCCCAAACCATCAATACTCGCTTCATAGCCGCGCTGTTGCGGCACTCCTGAAATATTCCGTTGGTGCAGCTGCGCGCGGTACCAGCCTGCTCTTCCGGCGTAGCCAGGCGATAAGTCACCGTTCGCCAGACCTTGCTCACGCGCACAATCTTGCGGGCCCGCTCCAGATCGATAGCGTTCTTCGTGATGCAGTTGATGGTCATGCCGCACTCTGTGGCCACATCCTTCGCGGTGAAGGTCCGGTGCGTTTCGAGATAACGCAGAATTGCCTGTTTGCCTTTCATCAGTAGCCCCCTTTCTTTTTCGGCTGCTGCTCGCGCCCGCGGCGTTCTGCGGCTGAGGCCTGCTGGTCTGTGTCGTAAATTGCCCCGTTGATCTGGTTGCAATAAACCGTACCGGTACTGCCATGGCGGTTGAGCCGCAGGATTAACTCAGTTTCGCCCGGCGGCACGCTTTCATCGAAAGCACCTTCCCGGTGGATACCAACCCAGTAGTCGCAGTCCTGCTCAATCTGTCCTGTGTCGCGGGAATCGCTCGGTAACGGGCGTTTATTCACTCGCTTCTCCAGTTCGCGGTTGAGCTGAGTCAGCAGTACGACGACGCAGCCAAGCTCTTTGGCGAGGTTCTTCAACCCTTTGGTGATCATCCCGTAGGCCAGGTCATTACGGTCTGCTTTTTCGGCGGTCATCAGCGTCAAGTAGTCAACCAGAATCATGCCTACGCAGCCTTTCTCGCGCTTGATTCGGCGGCATTCGGTAACGATATGCGCAAGTGACAGGCCGGGAGTGTCGTCGATGTACAGCATGTCGATTTCACTCAGTCGGCCGGCTGTAGCGATCGCCTTCTTAAAGTCGCCGTCGTAGTCTCCCTGGTACTGATCATCGGCGTCATCCGTGGCGGGCATGTAAAAAATGCTCGGATTTACGCCGGACTTCTGACCAACCAGTTTTTCGAGGATCTGGTCGCTCGGCATTTCCAGGCTGAACATCAGCGCTGGCTTTTTCTCACGAACCGCGCAGTTGATCGCCATCTGACCGTACAGGGTTGTCTTGCCCATCTTTGGCCTTGCGCCAATCACGAACAGAGAGCCTTTAACCAGACCTTTCGGCGCCAGCAGCCGGTCGAGTGACGGGATGCCGGTGCTCATGCCGCGCTGTTCGCCTGAAGGGTCAAAGCGTTTCTCCAGATCTGCTACCCAGTCATCCATAACCTCGCCGAAAGACCTCAACCCACGGCGACTACCGGTTTTTGAATGGTCTGCGAGCTGGGTGAAAATACCCTGAATGGCCTCGTACTTCTGCGTGGCGCTCATGCCGTTGCGGGAATACAGCAGCTCAGTAGCTTCGGTCAGTCGGCTGATGCCATAGCGCTCCATTGCGGCTTCGCGGACTGATGCAGCGTACGCCACGATGTTTGCAGCGCTCGGTGTGTTTTTTGCGATCTGCGCGATGTAGGCGAAACCGCCGATCTGCTCCGTAAGTCCTTTGCTTTCCAGAGAGTCGAAAAGCGTCAACCCATCGACTGGCTTGTTAGCTCGGAACATGTCACGTAATTCAGCAAAGACGATCTGATGAACCCGGATGTAAAACGACTCAGGCTTGAGCATTGCCAGCACTTTTTGAACACGCTCGCTGTTGTCATCGTCCAGCAGGAGTCCGCCGATGACGCTCTGCTCTGCTTCGACGTTGTGGGGTACGGTCAGGATTTCAGAGGTCATCACAGGCCCCCTCGCGCGTCTTGGCATACACATCCACGTTCAGGAAGTATTCGAGAGCCTTGCGGCGCCATGTGCGTCCCGTGCGCTGGTCTGGGCGGTTCTCCAGCATCCAGCGGCAGTTAGTGGCGATGTAGCTCAGATACGATTCCCAGTCGCTCAAGGTGAACTTATGGCCGTCGAGCTGCTGAGTTACTTTCCCGGCCTTCTGCCAGAAGGTGCGGATCAGAGCACGCCGCTTGTCAGTCAGTATCCTGATGCTCTGGGCTTCAGGCAGTACGCGATGGTAAACCTCGACTACCTGCTCACAGCTGAGAGAAGGTTTTTTCTGCTCTGGTTTTTCTGCTGCTGATGCACACTCTCTTACGTTAGTAAGAGAGTTATTTAATATATTGTTATCTGTGGACACTGGCTGGACATCGGCTGGACACACATCCTCCACAGGCATTGGTACTACTGCGTTTGCGCTGGACACTGGCTGGACATCGGCTGGACAAAAATTTGACTGATATTCGTCATATTTGACCACTTTTAGAACAGTAAAACGGTTGTTCGATTTGGTGGTGATCATGCCCAGATTCTGGAATTTACGGAGCAGTGATTTAACGCGATCAGCGGTCAAACCCGTTTCCATTGCCAGCGTGTTACGCCCGGTGATGAACTCGCCGCGCTCGCAGATCACATCGCCAACATCAGTCGATACCAGTGTCTGTTCGTGATTAGCGCGCAGGAGCAGGTGAACCCATAAATGAGCCGCCTCAGCGTCCTTGTAGAACGGCACATCCATAATTTTACGGTGCAGCAAGGCAAACCCCTTACCGTCATTCGTGCGCGGTTTCTGGAGCCTTCTGGCCTCTCTGGCTTCGGCTAAATTGGATACGTTACCCACGGCCACTCTCCTTACGTTTCAGTTCTTCCAGGATGGCGCGCATCTTCTCTGCCACAATCGGATTAACCGAGCGGATGAAGCGGTCGCGGGTTATGTTTTTATGTACAGCGGTATGGTAATAGCGTGGATTTTTTGCCATTATTCCTCCTGCAATGAGTGCACACGATTTGCATCTGAAGGCCAGTTCTGTTGACGCAGACTGGCTTTCGCCATTTTTGATACTTCCCATCACATAACCCCCAGCATCGATGTGACCATCGTCATCAGCGGCCCTACCTGCTCCGGCATAAGGCGGAACAGTGACGCTATACCCTCGCTTACCTCTTTGAGCTTCTGATGCTCTGGAGCGTCCAGAAGTACTGCCTGCTTAGCCTCAGCCAGTTCTTTCTCGGCTTCAGCCAGACGAGACATTTTGCAATCGGCACCGATCAGGCGAGTGCGATACTCAACCGGCAGGACCGCCATGATTGCGGGTGTCAGCTGGCGCACGTTCTCGCGGTACTGTTCGGAGTCGAAACGGTTGTCAAGGAAGCGGAACAGCTTCTGGCGCGCCCGGCTGATGTCTTCCGGAAAGCTGATAGCGGCCCCGCCCTGCTCCCGGTATTCGTTGATGATCAGCGCCGAAACGACGTCCTGATTGTCCAGCGCCGACGACCATGCCCGGACCGCATCGCGGATCTTTTCGTGGTCCGGCGCTGCCTTAGGTTGAGCGCGGTTTATCATCGCTCCCGGATGTATTCCGGTATTGTGTTGATACGCAAGTGAATGCATTGCTTTCCCTTTCGTGGTTAGAGCCGCCGGTTAGGCGGCAAAGATACCTGGATATAGAACTTCGCGAGGAAGTCCGGTTACTTCTTCGTATTTACGCATTTTTGTTACTGGAAGGCTGCCACCTCGCTTTTTAAGCATATTGATGGCCTGAGGCGTTACGCCGACCTTTTCAGCAAGCACCTTTTGAGAGCCGCCCACTGCATTAATGGCTTTCTCAAGCGGGGTGCTGGCGTTGGATTTTTTGTTGATCATGTTTTGCTCCGCTCATGTGTAATCAACACCATGTTAATTCATGGCGTGGATTAAATCAACATTATGGTGATGGAAAAAATCCACATGTTGTTTACCATGCATGGAGCGGAGGGTTTTATGAGCAGCATTTCTGAAAGAATTAAATTTTTACTGGCAAGGGAAGGCTTGAAGCAGCGGGATTTGGCTGAGGCTTTGTCGACTAGCCCACAGACCGTCAACAACTGGATAAAAAGAGACGCGTTAAGTCGTGAGGCGGCGCAACAAATATCTGAAAAATTCGGTTATTCTCTTGACTGGTTATTAAATGGAGAGGGTTCTCCAAAGAAGGCTCTGGAGAGCAACATCCCGCCAGAGTCTGAGTGGGGAACTGTCGATGCCTGGGACAAAAACACACCGCTACCTGCGGACGAGGTTGAAGTGCCTTACCTCAAGGATATTGAATTTGCATGTGGCGATGGCCGCGTTCAATGCGAGGATCATAATGGCTTTAAGCTGAGGTTCTCCAAGTCAACACTACGCCGAGTAGGGGCAAACACCGACGGTTCTGGAGTTCTCTGCTTCCCGGCCACAGGTGACAGCATGGAGCCGATCATTCCCGATGGCACTACGGTAGCCGTAGACACGAACAACAAGCGCATAGTTGACGGTAAGCTGTATGCCATTGGTCAGGCAGACGGCGGTAGCGGGCAGCTCAAGCGCATTAAGCAGCTATACCGGAAGCCGGGCGGCAAGCTAATCATTCGCAGCTACAACGGCGACGCATATCCGGATGAAGAAGCTGACATTGATGATGTTGAGATAATCGGTCGCATATTCTGGTACTCGGTGTTGCTGTAAAGACGAAGCTGCGACTGGTGTGATAGCCGTCATCATTCAATATGATTGATGAAAATCATCATAAAGTTTGTGTTCTTTTAGTCGATTTTAAGTGTATATATATCATGTGCGCGCGATATAGAGATGTTTCCTTTCAAAGTCAATTATTTCATTGCTAAATCGTGCTTATTGAGCGGAAATCGTCCAATTCGCATTGAAAATCGATTGGAGAGATCCTATATAAGGAGTATAGTTAGTGACCCAAGAATTTAGAGATGCTGTAAAAGTGACAGATGCAGAAGCTTCTTTTCAAGAAAGGCAACTGTATCAGGTTCAGATAGCTGTGAAGGCTTTGATTGATTTCGTTGTCACTAGCTTTGAAGAGTTGGGTATCGAAAAGTTACATGAGCTCGTTGATCCGTCACTTGATGAGGTTCATGAGATCATTCTCAAGCTTGATACCAAAGCCAAGCAACTTGGCGCTCTTGACCTACAGCAGGTATTGCTTACCGCGCAGATACTGATTCGTGATATTAAACAGAAAAACCCAGATCTGTGTGCACAAAGCTCCAAAATTCTCAAAGGGGCTGTAATTTTTAAATAACTTTCTTTTGGATGAAACGAGGCACTGCGGAGGCGCATATGAATAAACTCCACACAATTTCTGAGATGCTTAAACTGGCTGGCCGTCTTAATGAAATCGTTGCAGAAATGCAAGCTCGCAAGGATGCTATCCTTGCAGAAATGAACAAGAAAGCTGCATAACCCAGTTCTAATGTTCATATTAAACCCGGCCACCGCGCCGGGTTTTTTTGTGTCTTCCATACCGAGATCCAAAAGTTACTGCGCTGGCGTTAAAATCAATGACTTACACTAACCACTAAAGCAAGCATCCAATGCAATTCAATCACTTATGACGTGATCCAAAATAACCTGCGCTGGCGCATGTTGCTCCTGCACTTTTTTGTCACTCCTGCACTACCTTCCTTTCCGCACTATCTCGGCTGCATCCCTGTTCACTCCCTTCCCTATCACGTTGCCAGTTTCCTTCCGGTACTGTTCCAGCTTGTCGATGATGTTTTGCTGGGTCATAGGTAAATCTGCCAGTGACAACTCCATGACCGCCCGCCCCATGGCGTGAACCATCATGTTCACTCTTTCTTCATCCAAGTCCATTACCCACTCCTTTTTGATGTTTTTTTCAGCATATCACTTATGCCACCAAAAAATAAATCAACATAAAAATCAACTGTAAATAATTAAATCAACAAAATAAATCCACAAGGTGTTGACCTACAAATCCACATGATGTTTAATTACTCCATCGAAACGAAACATCGACAGCTGAGCGAAGTTAGCCAGCGGAGAAGTGGAGTTAGAGGACCGCTTAGAGCCGCCACTTGAATTTCAGCAGGTGACGGGGAGTGCGAGGGGTGTAACGGGCAATGGAGAGCCGGTGTGACCAGCTGAAATTTGAAAAAGTAAATTAGAGGAGAAACTCAAATGAAGCACTAAAGCGGGCAGACCGCACTTTCAAGCCGCAGTAATGATCCGGCCCCGAGTCTCAGTGAGAGAGCCAGACGCAGGTCCGAACTGCGGCATACCGTTGGTCAGGGTAAATCGAGGAAAAGGGTATGCCGGTAAAGCAGTGCGAACGCCAGACGCGCACCGGTTATGAGCGGCGATGAGCGACAAGGTCTCAAGGGCATGAGCGCGGCCACTGCGAGAGTGTGGCGAAGTGCTTTGGGCTGGCAGACGGTTATCAGCTAGTTGGTGAGGTAATGGCTCACCAAGGCGACGACGGCCTTCCCTGCTTCATTGTGGGGAGCCAGCACCAAAGCATTTCTCCCGCATCAGCGGGTAACGACAGAGGGTAAGGCGATGGCAATAGATGCGACGTTAAAAGTTAAACAAATTAACTCTATTAACCCATACGGCGACGGATGGAATAGGCATATGGAAATCGATATCGACAGTATCGAGTTAGTTGAATGTGTTAAGCCGGAAGAAATTATTTCTGAGTACACGGCGGCATCACTTCTTGATGCAATGGATGAATCTGATGTGGTTCGCTGGCTTGAAAACGAAGGTTACACAGTAACAAACGATTGACCCGCTCCGGCGGGTTTTTTATCGGGCATACCTCAGCAACTTCACAGAGGTTGCTTAGTTATGACAACCGGCGGCCATCCACCGCCCATTAGCGCAGAAGTCTTGTTTAACGTTCGGCGGCGCGGCCTTAAGCGCGGAGATGATTATGACTCTTATCGAATTGACCAAAAAGAAAATGGCAATTGAAGCCGAACTGGCTCAGTTGAAAGCGAAGTTTATGGATGACACAACGCGGATTGGCCGTGAGTTGATTGCTGTATCTGAAGGGATCAACCTGGCTAACAAAGGCCTTACTGTTGAAATGGTCCAGCATGGCATGACGATCGTTAATTTCGGAGACCCGAAACAAAGCATGGAGCGACGAGGGTGTGTTGAAGATGCGATTAACGACATTGCGTCGGGTTTCACCCGCCTGAGCGAGCGTTATTTTGGCACAAAAAACTACGCCCAATGGAGCGATCAGCGTGAAGACCATCGCTATGGATATGGTCCTAAACACGGCTCTATCTGCTTCAAAATAGGCTTAAGTGGATACGCACTTAATAAGCTGGCAAGCGGCGGGTTGAGTGATTACGACGCTGAATGCGCTATCTACTGCCTGATGAACATTGACGCCATCAATGCGGCAAACGCCAAAGCCCGGGAGACATCATGACAGTAACCCACAACGGCAAGCAGTACACCGTAAAGCGCTGCGCCCTGAACAATAACGAATGGCGGCTAACGTCGCTCACTAACCCACGAGAGCAGGTCACGCTGAATCGCTGGCAGATGCATATCGCTGGCCTCCTGAAACAGGTTGAGGTGAAGGTATGACTATCAATCATCAGTTGCTGCGGCTTGCGCAGCAGAAAGCTCGTGACGCCAAAGCGCAGCGCAATGGCGCCAAATGGATGGAAGCCAACGAAGAGATGAAAAGAGCTGCTGGCATGCCGTGGTATCGCGGACGTCAGGTTTCGACGCAGTAATTATTCCTCATGCCTGATTACCCTGACTATCCTTCGCCGCATATCCTTGTAATTCTGAGCAATATAGTCACCAGTCCTCAGGTTATAGATAGTTACGTCAGTATCGGGAGAATCAGGATGGAATTGCTCCACAAGCCATTCATCATTATCACCTGATATAGCAACCACGTCCCCTTCACTGAAAGCAATAAATTCCATGATCGCAACCTCTTTAATGGTGGAGTCATGAATTTAGCCAATCAGCAATAAATCATCAAATTCACGCGCTTTGGTAGCCAATTTGTACCGGACTTTGCACATTCAAATTTCAGGAGTTCAGCCATGAACGCATACCTAACTTACGACCGAATCGAAGATCGGCGCTGGGTTGAGCAGCAGCTCACCGACGAGAAAGAGAAGTGGATCGACGACCGGGCGCGGGAAATCATCGACATGATGCCAAAAGAGCCCTCCGGCCTATTCCACTTCACGGTCCCGATTGACTCCAGCCCATACGAAGGACTTCGCAGCGATAAAGCTGGCGAAGCCTACAACGATTTCATTTCGGCAGTTGCTTACGCCCAGGCGGATTACGACTGGGAACACCGTACCGGCTGCCCGTTTTAATTTTTGAGGGATTTAACAATGAGTACTGCACTTTCCACCATGGCCGGGAAACTGGCCGCACGCCTCGGTATGGATGCCGGTACAGACCTGATGAATACGCTGAAGAACACAGCATTCAAAGGTGGCAACGTCACGGACGAGCAGTTTACAGCCCTGCTGATCGTCGCCAACCAGTACGGCCTGAACCCATGGACAAAAGAGATTTATGCCTTCCCAGATAAAGGAGGGATTGTCCCGGTCGTCGGCGTTGATGGATGGGCTCGCATTATCAACGAGCATCCTCAGTTTGACGGCATGGAGTTCTCTTACGACAAGGAGGAAGGCGCGTGCACCTGCAAGATTTACCGCAAAGATCGCAAGCACCCGACCATCGTCACCGAGTACATGGGAGAGTGTAAACGCAATACTCAACCCTGGCAGTCCCACCCTACCCGCATGCTTCGCCATAAGACACTTATCCAATGCGCGCGCCTTGCCTTTGGTTTCGCTGGCATATTCGACCAGGACGAGGCCGAGCGAGTGATTGAAGGAACAACGGCAGAGGTTCATGCGGGCCATGAATCAGATAGCCGTCGCCCGGATCTGATCGCAAAAGGTGAATCTGCCGCACGCCTTGGAACCGTTAAATATCAGGAGTTCTGGGTGGCGCTGAGCGCTGAAGAGAAGCAGGTGATCGGCGCAGTTGAGAAGCGACGCATGTATGACATGAGTCTTGCTGTAGACAACGCCGAACCTGTCAATGTCGCAGAAACGGAGGCTGAATGATGGAGCAACGCACCCCTGAATGGTTTGCTGCGCGCTGCGGCAAGGTCACAGCCAGTCGCCTGGCTGATGTCATGGCCCGGACTAAGTCGGGCTACTCCACCAGCCGCCAGAACTACATGGCCGAGCTGATTTGCCAACGGCTGACCGGAAAGCTGGAGGAAGGGTTTTCGAATGCCGCGATGATGCGCGGCACTGAACTTGAGCCAGTGGCACGCGAAATGTACGCGCTGAATGAGTTCGATGCGGAAATCACTGAAGTTGGTCTCATCGATCACCCAACCATACCCGGATTCGCAGCCAGCCCGGACGGACTTGTTAACGACGACGGGCTTATCGAAATCAAATGCCCCAACACCTGGACTCATCTTGAAACGCTGAAAACTGGCGAGCCAAAGCGCCAGTACATGCTGCAAATGCATGCGCAGATGATGTGCACCGGGCGGAAATGGTGTGATTTCGTTAGTTTCGATGATCGCCTGCCGCCTGACCTCGCCTATTTCAAGAAGCGCATTCATTTCGACGAAGAGCTGGCGCGCGAAATCGAGTCTGAGGTTAAGAGCTTCCTTGCAGATCTGGAATCTGAAATTCAGAAAATCACAGAGCGTGCAGCATGAAACGCACACCCTTTTACCGCAGACCCGGGCGAACCGGGCAATTCTCCGGCCTTCGTGAGCGCGTTATCTGGATGATTCAGACGCGTGGCCGCCCGGTAACAGGCAGCGAAATCGCCGAGAAGTTCGGCGTAACGCTCATCGAGTTTAACCGGGTTGCCAACGGCATTACCCGCGGCTCCGGACAGATAGCGCAGATAGTTGAGTCGGAGAAATGGCTCAACGAAGACGGCATCTGCGACCGGACATTCGACCTGGTCACGAAGCCAAAAGTCGTAACACCACAGGGCAAATCGCGGCTATTCACCCGGCGCGCAATAGAGCAGTCGCAGGAAGGTAGACGGCAAGAGTGCATAGCGCGTGCCGCCCGCCGTCGCCGCCTGATTGCTCAGGGCCTCTACATCGACGAAATGGAGTCCATCCTATGACTCACGCTCACGACGACATCAGGGTTGGCACACTGCGCCTTCCCTTCATAGGAAAAGGCTGGCTAATGCCATGGGGTGAAGTTGTCAGCAATCCATTAAAGGCGCAGCGGCTAGCTGAGGAATATCGGGAAAGGCAGGAGGCGGCATGAAATACGGAAGCGTGTGCAGCGGCATCGAAGCCGCCAGTAAAGCGTGGGAACCTCTCGGCTGGAAACCTGCCTGGTTCTCTGAAATCGAACCATTCCCCTCAGCCGTCCTCGCCAATCACTGGCCGGAAGTAACCAACCTCGGCGACATGACCAAAATCGCCGATGCGGTGCGCACTGGTGATGTCGAAGCGCCTGATGTTCTGGTCGGCGGTACGCCTTGCCAGGCATTCAGCATCGCCGGCTTACGTGAAGGCCTGTCTGATGACCGAGGGCAGTTAACTCTCTCTTACGTGGAATTAGCCAATGCAATCGACGCAAAGCGCCGCGAACGCGGTGAGCCAGAATCAATCATCGTCTGGGAAAACGTCCCCGGCGTGCTCAGCAGCAAAGACAATGCCTTCGGGTGCTTTCTGGCAGGACTTGCCGGAGAAAGCAGTGAGTTGCAGCCAGCAGGGGGAAAATGGACGCACGCAGGTTGTGTGTCTGGACCAGAAAGGGCTATTGCCTGGCGCGTCCTTGATGCTCAATTTTTCGGAGTGGCCCAACGCCGCCGCCGTGTGTTTGTTGTCGCAAGTGCTCGAAAAGACTTCGATTCCGAAGCAGTACTTTTTGAGCTCAACAGCGTGCGCAGGGATACTGCGCCGCGCAGAGAGGCGGGGGAAAGGATTACCGAGAGCGCTGGCCATTGCCTTACTAACGGTAGCCACTGGGATGGGGAAAATTATCCACATCCAACTTTAAACCAGTCAAACAACATTGGCGGCATAGGACAGAGCAACCAAGAGATTTTCAGTCAGCGGGGTGCTGGTCTTGTTGGCGCATATCGCATGGTTGCTTTTGGTGAATATGCCGACGACGAAACAGCATCAACCTGCAAGGCGCGAGACTATAAAGACGCAACCGATCTGGCTGTTGCCTATGGCATCCCTGGTAACTGGATTGGTCGCGAACCAAAGAACGGCGGTAACGCCGTTGAACCAATGCACAACATCGCACCGTGTCAGACAAGAACTGACATTCACGGAGTGGCTTTTGGCTTTACTGTTCGTCGGTTAACTCCTATCGAGTGTGAGCGTTTGCAGGGTTTCCCTGATGGACACACGTTGGTTGAGTATCGAGGCAAGCCAGTGGCCAACGGACACCGTTATAAAGCTATCGGCAATAGCATGGCAGTTCCGGTCATGCGCTGGATTGGTGAGCGCATCGCCGCAGCGCTGCCAGCCGAGAAGCTGAACGGTGATTATGGCGGAAGTAAAACACCGCTCGACCAACGTGACCTCTGGCGCACTCCACCAGCTCTGTTCGCTGCACTTGATGCTGAGTTTTGCTTCCAACTGGATGCCGCCGCGGCGCCGTATAACGCGCTGTGCCGGAAGTTCATCACCGCCGAGCAGAACACGCTGGAAACGTCATGGGCTGATTACCTGAATACGCCCGGCTACGTCTGGCTGAACCCGCCATACAGCGACATCATGCCGTTTGTTAAAAAGGCCTCAGCCGAGAGCGCCAATCAGATCGGCACGGTGATGCTGGTACCCGCTGACACTTCGGTTGGCTGGTTTAAGGAGGCTATCCAGACCGCCAGCGAGGTTCGCTTCATTACCGCCGGGCGACTGGCATTTATCAACCCGATCACCGGTAAGCCGGTATCGGGGAATAGCAAAGGATCCATCCTGATTATTTGGCGGCCATACCCGCGTACACACTGCCACTTCGCAACTGTGGACCGGGACGAGCTGATGGCTTTCGGGGCGAAACTTCTCGCCCGCCGGGAGGCCGCATGATTCATTTTCACGGAGGACCTATTACGCCGGACACATGCGCGCTGAAGGCATGGAAAGGTAGGCACGCTTTCATCTCCTTCGCTAACCCCGGCCAGTTGGCCCTGGCCAGTGAAGTCACCCAGTCTTTCGCGCTGGATAACGGCGCTTTCAGCTTCTGGACGAAAAGGCGCGTTGTTAACTGGAGTGACTACTACGAGTTTGTAGGCCGCTGGATGAATCATCCGCGCTTTGCTTTTGCTGTTATCCCTGACGTGATCGGAGGATCAAGCGAAGAGAACGACGCGTTAATCGCCGAGTGGCCGCACGGCAAAGTAGTAGGCGCGCCAGTCTATCACTTCAATGAGCCTGACGAGCGTTTCATCCGCCTGTGTCATGAATTCCCACGGGTATGCATTGGTAGCATGGGTGAGTATGACGCAAAACGACCGCGCGCCTGCCGTGCAAAGCTTCGTGACCTGATTCAGCACGTTGTTGACAAGAACGGTTACCCGATAACAAAGCTTCACGGCCTGCGCATGCTGAACGCCGATATTTTTCGCCACATTCCGTTGTCGTCTGCTGATAGTACAAACGTGGCGCGAAACATCGGCATTGACAAGGCGTGGGATAAGTCTGCATACGCGCCGGCCAGCAAAGAAACACGGGCCGCAGTGCTGGTAGAGCGCATAGAAACCTATAACTCGGCTAGCGCCCTTAACTACGATGAGGAAAGGGATCGGTTTACACCACAACTGGCTCTGGAGGTTTAAATATGATGCCAGAAAAAGACAACGCCATTCGCGCAGCCTGCCGCCGCTGTACCGAAGAAATCCAACAGGCCATGCGCAAGAAGCCAAAGCCAAACTGGAACGAAACGGTGCCTCCCATCATCAATAAGCATCACAAGAAAATTGAAGCTCTGGGAGTTAGCCTTCTGGAGTTCGTCGTATACACAGGGCGGCTTAATCGCCGCTTCGGAGCAGAATAGTGAAAATTTACATCGCCGGGCCAATGAGCGGCCTGCCTGATTTTAACCGCGCCGCTTTTAACCATGCACATGTCTTTCTCGGGGCGAAAGGTCATGTTGTTCTGAACCCCGCACTGCTCCCGGATGGATTAACTCAGGCGGAGTATATGGACATCTGCCTCGCCATGATTCGCTGTGCTGATGCTGTTTTCATGCTGCGTGGCTGGGAAAAATCAGCTGGCGCCCGCGCGGAGAATGCCCTGGCCGAGAAGCTGGAAATGGAAATTATCTTCCAGGAAGAGGATCGCGCCGCATGAACAGAGCCTCACCAGTTGAGTTGAGGAAAAGCCTCGAAATTGCCAACTACCTGGCGCACATCGGGATTCGCTTTGTACCGATCCCGGTGGCGACCGAAGAGGAATTCCAGACCCTGGCCGCCGAGCTATCGCGACGACTTGAACAGATGGCTATCGAAGCCGAGAAGAATGAAGGCGGTGCAGCATGAAGGCACTAATCACCCAGGAGCTTAAGGCTCCTTTTTTATTGCTGGCGTTCACATTCAACCGAATTAACCGACAGTTCCGGGAGCATTGACCATGGACATCATCGATACAGCAGCAGAGATTGAAGAGCTTCAGCGTAACGCTGCCCTTTCCGCTCACCGAGTAAACCGCAACGCCGTATCAGCTGAGCATTGTGAAGAATGCGACGAACCAATTCCCGAACCGCGGCGCGCTTCCGTTCCCGGCTGCCAGACGTGCGCGGATTGCCAGGGTGTTATCGAGTTGAAGAATAAGCAGAGGGGGGTGTGATGCCAGATATCACTCGTGAGGAGGTAGAAAAACTGCTTTCTTACAATCCGGAAACTGGTGAGTTTAGATGGAAGATCAAATGGGGAAATCAGTCTGCCGGTAATTTAGCAGGAAATACTGACAGACTTGGTTATCTCACCATCCAAGTGCACAGGAAGCTTATTAAGGCCCACCGAATAGCATTTCTTCTCATGACTGGAAGTTGGCCGAAAAGTTACATCGACCACATAAATAGAAACCCTCGAGACAACAGATTCTGCAATTTACGCGAAGTAACCCCACTCCAAAACACCATGAATCGTTCCGTCGCATCAAACAACACTTCCGGTGTCGCAGGAGTTTCTTATGAGGAGAGAAGAGGAAAGTGGCGAGCTCACATCAAGGTGAACGGAAAAATGAAAAGCCTTGGATATTTCAAGCAAAAAGAAGATGCGATAGCGGCCAGAAAAAAAGGTGAAGAAACTCACTTCGGCGAATTTTCAGCACGATAAATACAGATCGCTGCGCGCCCAGCGTGCGGCGTAAGGAGAATTATGAGCACCATTCAGGACATACGAAACCAGCTATCAACCCTGGTTACCGAGGCGCACAAAGTGGCGTGCTCCCTCGATATAGGTGATGAGCGAACCGAGGCTTTCGAGCTATACGAAGCGCTTCGTCGACTTCAACGCCAGGGTGCCGCTGGTGAAATACTTTCCGCAACAAACCCACTCCTCGCCTCGCCATATTACGACGAGGGCTGGGACGAAGACGAAGATGACTGACGCAACTGATAGCCAGTTATGAGCTGGCTATTGGGTGCGAAAGCACTGCCACACATCCCTTGATGTTATTGCCGCCTACGGGCGGCTTCTTTTTTTCCTGGAGGAAACCAATGGAAGAAGAAATCTTCACTCGTGAGGAGGCTGCGTCATATCTGAAGGTCGACAAAGGAACCATCACGCAATGGATACGCAGCGGTCGACTTCAGGCAGCAAAGATAAATCCCAACAAACCTAAAAGCCCTTATCGCATTTGCAAGTCAGACTGCATTGCGGCGCTAAAGTCTGTGCGACACAATAGCGCAGTGAATGCGGTTGATGTGCAGGAGGAAAAAGCATGTCAATCAAACTACGCGGTGGCACGTGGCACTGCGACTTCGTCGCGCCAGATGGATCACGAGTTAGACGCTCTCTTGAAACCTCAGACAAGAGAGAAGCGCAGGAACTTCACGATCGTCTGAAGTCGGAAGCGTGGCGGGTTAAACAACTTGGGGAGTCGCCTAAGAAGCTATTCAAGGAGGCCTGCATAAGATGGCTCAGGGAGAAAGAGGATAAGAAGAGCCTGGATGACGACAAAAGCATCATTAAGTTCTGGTTGCTGCATTTCAGAGAGACTGTTCTAGCTGACATAACAACAGACTGATGTCGCCCCCTGAAACACCAGACAGTAGCTGTATCTCCAGATAAGAGATAGGCTTGAATATATGTCTAACACTAACACCAATTTTGAGATGACCGGGATC